TATCTGCCCGACATTGTTGCGGAGCTTATAGAGTTTGATCTCTTTGGTTTCGTTCAGCATCTCGGTTAAAATAGGTTCTTTACCGCTTCAATCCTTGCCTTTGCTATCTCAACATATTCAGCCTCCCGTTCTATCCCGACAAACGCAAAGCCTTCCAACATGGCCGCCTTGCCCGTTGAGCCTGACCCCATGAACGGGTCGAGGACGATTCCGCCTGGTGGGGTTACAAGTCGGCAGAGATAGCGCATGAGGTCGGTTGGCTTGACGGTGGGGTGGTGGTTGCGTGATCCGCTTGTCCTGCCCGCCCCTGCCCTTGGGCTTTCCATCCCTGCGCTTCCTTCAACACGATCCACGCATTCGCCCGCAGAACGCTCTTGCAATTTTTCACACCCCTCGTCCCTATCCGCTTTGCTTGCCTTGGCGCAGTAGAAGAAGCGAGCGGCGGAGCCGGAGTCGCCGCCATTGCTTGTGCCTTTGTACGCTTCCCAGTCCGTTGAAGCGCAAAAAGTTGATGCCTTGCGCCCGTGCTTGTCACCACCACCACTCTTCGTGTCAGGAAACAACGCCACCACTTCCTCGCTCCCATCGTGGATGAAGTTGGCGGGCCAGCGGCCTGTTGGGTTATAGTTCTTAGGCTCAATCATAGAATAATCCCCATAGACATTATTTCCCGTCAGGGGTGGTGTTCCAAAATTGGCGTGTTGATTTTTTTGAGTGCTTTCTTTTCTATCTTCCTCTGACATAAAATCTACCCTACACCCATCCACGTTAATCGCACCCGTCCCGTGTTGCAGGACGTTCTCGGCTACCGTGCCAATCAAGGGCTTTCGAGCCACTGTAATCGGTTCGAGTGCGGGTTTGAGTGCAGTCCCCCAGCCTTGCCATTGTTTTGCTTCGGGGGTGGCGGGGGTGGTGATGGTCGCTTGATTTTCTTGTTGTGGACAGGCAATTTCGCTTTTGGATGTTCTCCAATTTTCATTAAAACCCACCACCTCACGCTCTACTCCTGCCGCCTTATCAATCGCCTTGCTTACGTCCAACGACTTCGGAAACCCCGACCCGTACACCCAAGCAATCATGTCCCGAATCTCAAAGCCTGCGTCCTCAATCCTTACCGCCATTCGGTGCTGCGTCCTCGTTCCTGCAAATGCAAGAAGATGACCGCCCGGCTTCAAGACCCGAAGGCACTCGGCCCAAATCTCAACGCTTGGCACATCGTAATCCCACCGCTTGCCCATGAAGGACAACCCGTAAGGCGGGTCGGTTACAACCGAATCAACGGAGCAGTCGGGGAGGTTTCGGAGAACGCTTAGGCAATCTCCGTGGTGTAGGGTTAGTCTTTCCATTTTGTTTTAGGGTAAATCAATTTCTCCGAAGAACGGTCTCCTGTCTGCGCTCTTGGATCCCTTGCAAGACCACAACGCCCTTGCGAACCAATTCGGAGAATGCGTCTCCGTTTTGATACCGGCAGAGCGAGAGCAATAGTTGTCCCCCTTCGGAGTGCCTGGAGCAATGGTATAGCCTGATGCCCCGAATTGCACGGTCTTCCCATCCTTGGTGGCCGTGTATTTCTTTCCTTTTGCGGATGACTTGGTTATCATCCATCCTCTGAACTCTGGCATAGCGTTTATTTTAAGCGTCTGATAATCATATCGTGCGGAGCAGGAGGCACACCGCCAAAGTACGCAGGAAGCGTGTAGGTGATGAGCGGTATGCGAACCTTGAAGGTCGTGGACACATCGTTAATCCATACCGAAGCGTTGTTGCCTTGGTTGGATATTAAGCACCTGACCTTCTGCCCGAACTGAACCTGGCAGAGGTAGCGTATCTCCCGAACGCCATTCACATACGAGGTGGCGTACATCTTGATGTATTGCCCTTGCTCGTGGGGCATCCAACATACCCTTACCGAATTTCGCTTGTGGTATGGAAATCCAGACACGCCCCAAAGCTTGTTGATGCCATAGCCTTCCAATCCTGTTTGCTTGTAAAGGCAAGACTCCGTGAACTCGTATTCCCTCCGCCATACCGTGCCTATTGTTGGGAGCATCGGGTCGTTCTCGGCCCAATTCTTTCCTTCCTTGATGACTATTCGTTTCATAGGCTCAAAATTAGTGGTTATTCGGTGAAATAGCTGTCTATGATGGCCTTGGCCGAATCAAAGGAGTTGGCCGTGCAAGCGAGATAACCCTTCTTCAAAAGCCGCTGAATCATCTCCCATTGCTCGGCAAAATGCTCCGTTGCCGGTTGGCCATTCTTCTTGAAGAACCGCACCCCTGGCCGCTTCAGCTCAATGAACAAGCCGTGATACCCTTTCCTTGGCTCAAAGATGAGAAGGTCTGGTATCGCCCTGGACGAGCGGAGTTTAGCGGTTTTCACGGCAAGGCCCATTGGCAATCGGATTCCCGATAGGTCAGAAGTGAATATCGCTTGTGGGTAATTGAGTCGGATGTAGAGGCATAGGCTCTTTTGGAGGTCGTATTCGGATTGTACGGGGACCTTTGGGCTTGGGCATTTCTTCATTCTTTGTTAGGTCGTTGTCGTTGTGTATCGTTTGCCAAAGACATTCCTCACCCGGTGAGAGAAAGGCTTAGAGCCTTTCTTCTCGTCCGAGATGATTAGAGCGATAACAAACACGAGCGACACGAACACGAAGATGAAGCCGAATGTTATCCAAAGCGGAGCAAAGCACCACATCCAGGTCAGCCCTGAACCTGGCAACAACAACTTCACCACGCACAACACCGCTGAGAGCAATATCGGCCATTTTGCAAATACCCCCATTAGAACGGCATATCGTCTTTAGGGGCAGGAGCAGCCGCTTGAGCCGAATTAGGCTTCCAGGTGTTCAGCTCGGCATTGTGGGTGCCATACTTGTCGGCTTCACGCTTCGGCCAACAGGCAATACGGACATAGCCCTTTTCGTCCCGATGCTCTTGGAGGAAGGCGATGAACTGATCCACATTGCAAGACATCTCAAACAACTCCTTCCCGGAGATGATTTTCTTGTTAATGTAAATCCCCTTTGCGTACACTTTTTGATTTGATTGGTTTGACATTTTTTACGATTTTATGGTGTGGTTTTTGTTTGCGGTACCCTCTTTCTTCAACTCGTCTATACCTATGGGAGTACCATTCAGAGGCAGAGACCGTGTAATTCTTGGGATGCGAATACGCATCATAGCCCTCCTGATAAGCACTCACGAGGTGCTTGGTTTCAGTTTCTTTCATCTTCATCACTCGCTTGACAACATCTTGCTTGGTGACCAAAGGGGGCAGCGTGGATAGCCAATCCAACAATAGCTCTATCGGGGTTGATTTTCTTCGGAATCTCATTCTATGGAAGTCACTTTGATAACGACAGCCGACTCATACTCATCCATATTTAACATCGGCTTTATTCTGTCTTGCAACATTTGGTTCGCTATTTGAGCGGTTTCCCAAGGGCCAAAATACAACTCTGGCTCGGCCTTAAATTTCAGCAAGACAACATACTTGCTTTGGTCTTTTTTTATCTTGACGGACTGCTGGTCTTCAATCGCCTGGGTGATGGCTTGGACATCTCGTTCCGTGCCTCGGTAATCGGTCATAATATCCCTCTCAACCGCCCGAATTGAATGGATGATGGTGGAATGGTCTTGATTGAAGTATTGTCTTCCAATCGCAAGCTTGGGGATGTTGGTGTACTTGCGAATCATATAGCAGGCCACTTGCCTTGCGTGAACGACATCCCACAAACGGGTCTTGCTGAACAACTTGTCCTTGTGGATTCCGTAGTAATCCGATACAATGCCGATAATGTCTTCGGCCATCGTATGTTCAATCTTTCCTATCATTTGTTCTTGGGTTTTTTGTTGTCGGTGTTTTTTGCGATGACATCAACGAGAGAACCACAATAGGGGCAATACGGACCGCCCTTGATGTCTATTTGTGCCTGGGTCACATCGTGTTGTATCAGGCCGTGCTTATCGCACTTTCCAACGTATTTCATAGTTCCTTCATTAAGTTCTCAACATACTGAATGCGTTGACCAATCCACCGCATCACCGGCACGGCCATTGAGTTACCGCAAGCCTTGTACCTTGGCCCATCGGGGCATTGGTCGGCTTCCTTGTTTCGGTAGGGAATCTTTGTCCAATCATCCGGGAATCCCTGCAGGCGTTCGCATTCCTTGGGGGTCAGCCTTCGGATAGCCATTGAGTGCAACACGGCTATCGGTTGGGCAACTGCGTGTGGCCCTTTCGCAACCAACGATGACATCGTTTCTCCTGCTTCAATCCTCGGCTCGTATTGTGCGTTCTCTCCTTGATTGAATGCCGCTCGGTCAATGACGGTTGGCTGAAGTATAGCCCCAAAGTTATCCTTGTCCGGCATCCGTTGTGCGCCATTCGCATTCTGCTTGGTTAAGGTTCCTGCGACTTGGCTTCCATCCCACCAACTGCCTGACTCTCCAACGCTTCCTTCAGCATTGGTGGCAACTTCTTCCCTCTTTTTTCTGCTCGGTTTAGGATTCCCTTGCAGGCTTTCTCGCTCAAATAGAACCGCTGCGGCAACTCTCCAGTCTCCAAGGTATCCGACAACAAACACTCTTCTGCGTCTTTGGGCGACTCCGAAGTGTTGAGCGTCAAGAACTCTGTATGCGAACCCATACCCGAGTTCGCCCAACGCCCCGAGGAAGGTGCCAAAATCTTTTCCTCCGTTGGACGACAATACACCGGGGACATTTTCCCACACGACCCACTTGGGACGGAATTTATCAGCGATTGAAAGAAAGGTAAGCATGAGGTTCCCTCGTGGGTCATCAAGA